CCCGGTAAGGGTTGGCATCGAGGCGGTGGCCTACCAGGCAGCCCAGTTCCACAACGTCATCAAGGAGTACCCCGACATGAAGGGTCGGGCCGTCCCCATCTACACGAAGACGGACAAGCTGACGAGAGCCTGGAGGCTCACAGGGCTCTTCGAGTCCAAGCTCGTCAAGATCCGTCCACACCACACCGACTTCGTCGACCACATGGTCGCATTCCGCGGGGAAGAGGGAGGAGAAGATGACCTCTTCGACGCGTTCGAGATTGCCGTCACCCTCTCGCAGCAGGGCGCCCGCAAGCGGCGCGAGCACGAGCCTGGACTGCGGTAGCTCAGGAGCCGAACAATGACGATCAGGACGCGCACGAATGAGCCTGGGCTCTTCACGCTGGGACCGCCGAAGCAGGACGGGGACGCCGACAGCAAGTCGTCGCCCTTGTCTTTGTATGAGCGAGCAGGGGTGCGGGCCGCGACGGACGACAGCTACCTCTCGATCGAGAAGGCCAACGGGCGGGTGGTCGAGAAGGCGGCCGACGGGACCGTCGACAAGGGCACCCAGCAGATCGTCGAGGATCCGTTTCGGCTCGACTACGACGCCTACGGCGTCATCCGGCCGCCGATCAACATGCTCGAGCTGTCGGCGCTCTGGGAGAAGAACACTATCCTGGGGCAGTGCATCGAGACGATGGCCATCAACTGCGAAGCCTTCGGCCACGACTTCATCATCCGTGAAGGCCTCGAGGTCGACAAGTGCGCCCCGGAGGTGCAGAAGCGCATCGCGGTCGAGAAGAGCATCCTCACCAACTTCTTCAACAACGTCTCGGTGAATGACCCGCACCTCTCCTTCACGGACTTGCGCATCCGCAAGCGCATCGACCAGGAGAGCGTCGGAGGGGCGTTCTGGGAATTGGTTCGCGGGAATGACGGCGAGCCGATGGGCTTCAACCACATCCCGGCCTACACGTGCCGGTTCGGCAAGCTGACGACCGAAGAGGTCCACACCAGCCAGAAGATCGCCTTCTACAACCCAGACGGGACGGTGGAGTACCGCTACCGCCAGGTGTGGCGCAACTTCCGCCTCGTCCTCCAGCGGCGCGGCATCCGGCTGGCGTGGTTCAAGACGCTGGGCGACCCGCGCATCATCAACCGCCACAACGGCTACGTGTCGGACGAGCAGCTGCCGCCGAAGGACCGGGCGAACGAGGCGGTCTACTTCCCGAACATCTGGTCGCCGCGCACGCCCTACGCCTTCCCGCGTACTGCCGGTTGCCTGTTCCCCATCTACGGTTCGCGCGCTGCCGAGGAGATCAACTACACCACCTTCGAGAACAACATGGTCCCGTCGATGGCCATCATGGTCTCGAACGGGATGCTGTCGGAAGGGTCCATCGCCAGGTACAAGGAGTTCACCGAGGCCAACGTCGTCGGCAGGAAGAACTACTCGATGTTCCTGCTGCTCGAGTCCGAGCCAGTCACCGAGGGGGTAGTGAACCCCGGGACGATGAAGCTCGACATCAAGCCGCTGACGGACACGCAGCACAAGGACGAGCTGTTCCAGGAGTACGACAAGGACAACCGGGAGAAGGTGCGCGGCTGCTTCCGCATGCCCCCCATCTACCTCGGCGCCGTCCAGGGGTACAACAAGTCGACGGCCACCATCTCGCGCAAGCTCGCCGACGAGCAGGTCTACGGGCCGGAGCGCGAGAAGTTCGACACGTTCATGAACCGGGTCATCCTGCCCGAGCTGGGCATCCTCTACTGGCAGTTCCGCTCGAAGACGGCCGACGTCACCGACAACGACGACCTCATCAAGCTGCTGGTCGCTGCCGAGAAGACGGGTGGGTCGAACCCGCGGATCGCTCGAGAGGTCATGCGGCGGGTCTTCAACCGCGACCTCGGCGAGGTCCGGGGGATCAACCCGGAGGTCCCGTACTCGCTGCAGCTCGCCCAGGTCATGCAGGCTGGTGCCGTCCCCGAGACGAAGCTCAACGTCCCAGGGGAGAACTCAGTGAAGCGGACGAACAACCTGGAGCCGGGGCTGACGCTCACCGACAAGTCGGCCGAGTCGCTCATCCGGCATCGGAAGTGGCTCGAGGAGCAGTACCAGGACGTCTATCGCGACTGGCGCGAGAGCGTCTTCGGCCCACCGGAGCCCGACGAGCCCGACGGAACCTGAGCCTTGTGATGGACTCACGCATCGGCCATATCGAGCACGTCTGCGGCTGCGCGTTCCACGTCGACCTGATGCTGGACAAGGCCCAGCACCGCGTGACGAAGGACGAACCGCAGGACGACACGATCCGAGACGTCATCCTCCCGCCGCTCGTCATCACCCTCGCGAGGCTGCTGGCCTCTCGCTTCCGGCGTGTGGCGGACGAAGGGCTCGACGAAGCGGTGGCAGCGCTGGCTGCAGCTACCACACTGGACGGGATCAAGTCGGCCATCGGCCGCATCAGCCTGGGCCTCGGCGGTAGGCTGGCGGAGTCTGCCGGCGGAGACGTCAAGCGGGCGGTCGAGTCCTTCTACCAGGCAGCGAAGCTGCAGGCGGCCACCGAGCTGGGGCTCAAGCCCAGGCTGGGGCGGCCCGACACGCTTTCCCAGGAGTGGATGGGGAGGGCGTACCCGTGGTGGATCGGGGAGTACCACTCCACGGTCTTGGGGAAGCAGATAGCGGCGATCGCGCAGCACGCCATTCTCGAGCTGGGACTCTCGGGCAACGAGCTGTCGCAGCTGGTGAGAGCGCAGCTCACCCGGCTGTACGGCCTGGGCCCAGGAGAGAAGAGCCCGGTCAAGGTGCCGCGGTCCTTCCGCGGGAACCCCGAGATGTACTGGGTCGGGCTGGCCAACAACGCCGCCACGACTGCTCGCGTCTTCGCGCGCCTCTCGGCGATGGAAGAGGCGGGCATCACTAGGTATGTGCTTGTCACCGTAGGAGATGAACGAGTCTGCTCCCTCTGCCGATGGATGGAGGGCAAAGAGTTCACCGTAGCGCAGGGAGTCGCACAGCGTGCTCGCATCCTGCAGACCACGAACTCCGAGGAGTACAAGGCGGTCGCTGGGTGGAGGACGTTGAAGCAGGCCCAGGACATCTTCGACGGTGGAGGAAGCGATGGGCTGGTGGAAGCGGGGATGCACTGCCCTCCGCTGCACTACCTTTGTCGCTGCGACCTGCAGGCGGTGCTCTGATGGCTCCGATAACAGCCAAACGGCTTGAGGGGATTAGGAGATACTTCGCAAGCCTCTCTCCCGAACAGCGAGGACAAAGGACTAAGAGAGCCAACAGTGCGACCCACTGGAGCAAGCGACCGGGTGCCGAGAAGGTACGCGAGAAGATCTCGGAGGCCGACAAAAAAAATGCTGCGTCGATGACCCCAGCACAGCGAAGCCGCAGGGCAGAAGCAGCTCATCAAGAGGTTGCTCGACAACGAGCAGCGGGGACGTTCTTCAAGAATGTTCCCGGCCCCAGTGGTCACGAGCAGAACAAGTTCACCTCCGAGAAGATCGCCAATCTCGCCCTGGCTCGCCGAGGAACGAACAACCCTGTCTTCCGCATCATCAACGGGAAGACCCATGGCGACCGCCTTAGAGAAGGCTTGAGGCGAAACGGCACGAGCAAGAGCGGCCGCCACAACGGGAGGTTCGGTCATCCGGCTCACGGAGGGAGGAGGACCTTCCACCGTCTCCCGAGCGGAGAAGTCGTTAGCATGCGCTCGACGTGGGAGGCTGCGTTCGCGGCTTACCTTGAAGGGATAGGAGTCCCATATTTATACGAGCCGAGAACTTTCGACTTCGGGGCGTTGACGTACACCCCCGATTTCTTCCTTCCCGGAGTCGACTCTTGGGTTGAAGTGAAAGGGTACATGCGGCCGGACGACGAGGAGCGCATTTGTCTCCTCAAGCGGGAACACCAGGTTCTCGTGGTTGGGCAACGGCAATACCGAGAGCTGAATCTTTCCTGGTTCAGGGCCAAGGCTCTCGAACAAGATTCTCTGCTTCGTGCCGAGAGGATGCCATGAACGAGCTGCTGGACCGGAGGAACCGCAAGGACGTGAGACTCGCCGAAGAGGCGAGGCTGGCGAAGTCCGCGGCTGAGCCCGAGACTCCGCCGGACCTCAGCGAAGCCCCCGTCGTGACAGAACCAGGTTCGGACCCGATGGACCGCTACGAGTTCGCCGGCTTCCCCATCGTGGTCGAGAACGAGGAGGGTTCGATCCGCCTCTGGGGTGAGGACCCGGACACGGGAAAGGCTCAGGGCAGCCTGATGCACTACGACTACGGCTACATCGACGGAGCCATCGGCGCCGATGGTGATGACGTGGACGTGTACATCGGGCCCGAGCCGAACCCCGAGTGGGTCTACATCGTCCATCAGCACGAACCCGAGTCGGGCGAGTACGACGAGGACAAGGTCATGCTCGGCTGGCCAGATGCCGAGTCAGCGAAGCGTGCCTACCTCGAGCAGTACGACAACCCGAACTTCTTCGGGGCGATGTCGCAGATGTCGCTCGAGGAGTTCCGCAAGAAGCTCGGGTCGCGCGAGACGCTGAAGATCACGAACGCCAAGAGCCACCAGACGGAGCTAAAGCGTGGCATCGAAGTGGAGCACGAGCACCAGGACACCATCGAGTGGTTCCGTGCTCACCCCGAGGCTTCGGTCAAGGACGTCGCCGAGAAGATCGCCCTCGACCATCTCGACGAGATCAAGGACTACTACACGCGGCTCGACGCCATGGAACGTACGGCCAAGGGGGAGAGCGAGGTCGAGAAGGCAGTCACGCTCGACAACCTCAACCTCGGGACGATCTCTGGGCTCGATGACGAGGACCTCAAGCAGGTCGCCAACGAGATCGCCGAGCTGTGGGCCAGCCTCTACGGGTCGGCTCTCGACTCCCAACACCAGGCGGTCTCCGAGATAAGGCTGGCTCTTTCCCCCGACGAGATTCAGGCGCTGCGGGAACGGCGTAAGCCGACGGTCTACAACGACGAGCCGCTTTCCCCGGCGAAGGTCTACGTCGTCACCCACGAGGGCAAGGCCTACGGCATCCTCTCGATGACGTCGCCGAAAGAGCTGTCGATCGAAGAGTTCATGAAGCAGGACAGCGAGAACCGCTGGCCCAACGCGTCTCGGTTGTTCTCGCACGATGTCCTCTCCTTCCTCGACTTCGGCGAGCCCATCGACCCGGACCGCGTCGAGTACAAGGCCATCACCAAGATGAACCGTGACGAGGTGGTGCGGCTTGCTCGGACCATCGTCGCGGAGGCGCGGAGGAGGAAACTCGACGTAGGGTTCCCCGCCGACCTCATCCACAACGCCGAGATGGTGACCAAGCAGGGCGTTGGCGAGGCGCATCCGCAGCAGGACCTCTACATGCCTCCGGTCGACCCATCACCGACTGAGGCCGTCAGCTACCCGCACAAGCCCAAGGAGTACGCGAGCAACAACGAGAAGATCCCCGGCGTGTTCGACCCGGTCGACGGGCCGAAGGCGCACGAGTGGGGAGGCTCCAGCCCGGCGCAGCAGGAGTGGGACTCGGGTGACTACTCGCACTACGGTGACGGCGACTGGGGTGGGTGGTACGAGTTCTCCATCAGCGGGGGTGCGCGCTTCGTGCGCAAGCAACTCCCGGCCATCCCGGCGAACGCGGGGGTTGGGACTGCTCCGAATGCCGGGGAGAGCCCCATCCGTTCCGACGACCTCGCAACTGCAGGGAAGAAGAACCCGATCATCGCCTACTGGAAGACCCCGCTGACGAAGGCGGTCGTGCGGCCGACGGTGCGGATGCTCCTCGAGGCTCGCGCCCACGAGGCCCTCGTCAACACGGCCGACCACCTCCAGTCCCTCGGGCTCATCGACGGCGACGAGCGCGAATCGCTCGCGAAGCTGTTCGACACCCAGGTCGAGCGCTTCGGTGGCGAGATGCCGTACGACCTCGGGTCCAAGTCGCTCGAGGAGGCTGCCGGAGTCGAGACCTTCGATGTCCCGCCTCCAACCGCCAAGGACTCCTCGACCTCTCACCCTGAAGCGCGGCCGCTGCCGGACATCATCATGGAGATGCCGCGCTCGGCCCCGCCGGGGCCGGCGGCGCAGTCTCCGCAGTGGGGCCACACGCCGCATCCGGTGGAGGTGACGAACAAGGAGGCTGAGTTCGTTGTCGGTGAGCCGCCACCCATCAGCGAGAAGGCGCGGGACGAGGACGAGAGCAGCGGGGAGACGTCTCAGGACACCCGCCAGGGCCACTTCGAGAGTGCGGCCGACGAGTACATGGTCGAGCAGAAGGGTGAGGAGCGATACCCGTTCGTTCTCCAGCACCACTTCCGCGGGATCTGGACCTCGAAGGAGCGTGCCGAGCTGAAGGCTGGTCTGCAAGAGGTGAAGGATCTGACGAAGAAGGATGAGGCCGAAGCCGACAAGCTGCTGGCCAAGTTGTGGTCGAGTTACAAGCCTGTGGTTCTGACCACCACATTGGAAAAATTGGAACGAGCCCTGGCGACTGCATCGGAGCAAGGTGGCGAAGTCTCGACGGTGGCGGAGAAAAACCTAGACGCTTCGATCCCGCGGGCCATAGACTTGCAGCGGCTTTCTGGAAATATCGTCAACCGGGGAAATGTCCACACGGACCTTCGCATCAAGTCCCCTGCTGGCGATTGGCTGATTGGCTGGACGATGGACACCCCGGGGATCGCACTCCAAACGGTTGACGGCAAGCTGCTCCGCGTGATGCGGAGCAAGGTCGTCGAGCACCGTGAGGAAGACAAGATCCTCACGCAGAAGAAGGGCAAGATGGGTGTCGGTGCCCTCTACGTCGTCAGCCCAGGGAAGTCGGTGTTCCGGCTGGAGCCGGGCGAAGTCGGAGCCACCAAGCGGTCGGGTGGGGAGATCCGGTTCGTCGATCGAGGCGAGGTCATCTTCGGAGTACAGAAGCCCGAGTACCACGAGATGTTCCTCTTCTTCGAGAAGAACCAGAGCCTCTCTGGCC